ACCGGAGTGTGGTACTACCATGAGAGCGACAACGAACCCTCTTCGGTAACAGCCCTGGTGCATCGCGAGTCAAATCATCAATTGCTAAGTCAGAAAACAAGTTCCACCGTTGCCATGGCAAACGATGCCTACAATCTCATAACCCTTGATCAGGCTGTGGAGTACGCAACGCCGGACGAAGTTCTGACCGTTAGTGTGTATTGGCCACTAGGCGGTTTCTCGTTCGCTACCGGCGTAGGCGAGCGCTCGACTGAGGGACTGTCGATAAACATTGGGGACATAGGCCGCTTCAAGAATTCCGCTGTGACACTTGGGGATTATCCCACTCAGATGCTTGCTTTGCTGGCCTGTCCCGTAGGTGTGGAATTCACTTTCACGGGCGAGGCTGCCCCTACTGTAGGTGGCTGGTACCAACTGCTTTCCATCAGGAGGGAGCAGCAGGAGATCATAAGGCAGAACCAGGCAACACCCCCTCAAGCGTGTCCGAACGACGGTGAGCCGTTGCAGCGTATAGGCTCTGTGCTTCATTGCCCCTTCGATGGCTGGCAGTGGCCTAGAGATGGCGACGGCATTAAGTAAACAAAACTTTCTTTACAATTAAATATCCGTCTAGTCAGAAAGCAGACTAAGAAATGACGATTTCCACTCCCGTTTACGCTACCCGTGAAGCGGTCAGAGAGGCTGTCGATTTCAAGGATGCCTTGTTTTCCAACGCCAGGGTAGACCGTGCTCTAGAGGCATCAGCACGCACTGTGGAAGGGGATTTGAAGCGACGCTTCTACCCCGAGGTAGCCACGCGTAAGTTCGATTGGCCTAACTACTCACTCAGCGCTACGTGGGAGCTTGACCTAGGGGACAACGAAGTGATTGAAGTCGTGTCCCTTACGGCAGGTGGTAACACGATACCCGTTGCTGATATCAAGCTTCGGCGTGGTGACGACAAGTCAGAGCCACCCTACAACCGAATTGAAATCGACCTATCGACCTCTTCGGCTTTTTCGTCTGGCTCGACATTCCAGCAGGCAATAGAAGTTGAGGCACTATACGGGTACCAGAACACGACAACTCCCGCTGGTGCTACAGCTCAGCTCATCAACGGCTCTGTGACCTCGCTTCAGGTTACCGACTCTGGCAGCGTCGGCGTTGGTGCGATCATGAAAATCGACAATGAGCGAATCTTGGTCACCAATAAAAGCATGCTGGACACCACACAGAACCTTCAAACATCCCTTGACGCTCGCCAAAACAGTGAGTCCGTCGTGGTGCAGAACGGCGCAGCCTTCTTCGTGGATGAAATAATTCTCATCGACGCTGAGCGTATGAAAATCGTTGATATCGCGGGTAACACTCTCATCGTTAAGCGCGCTTGGGATGGCACCACGCTAGCCGCTCACACAGCCCCTACGGCGGATATCTACGCTCCCCGTACCCTGACCATCGTCAGGGCTTTTCTGGGCACTACAGCGGCATCACACAGCAGCGCAACGGCGATCGTGTGTCAATCCTTTCCTGGATTGGTCACGGAATATTCTTTGGCGCTTGCCCTGGCGGATACGCGCTTAGGGTCGGCTAGTTACGTACCGGAGACGTTCGACAACAAAGCCTTGAGAGATCTGTGTGAGAAGGCTTACAGCGCTTATGGTCGTAAGCTCCGGACGGGAGCTATCTGATGCCTAACATCAATGTTACCGCGAAGCTGAAGGGACCGTTCTTTGGTGCCAACCTAAACGCGTGGATGGATGCTGCCGCGCAGGACGCTAAGGAGGCGGTAGCTCAAGAGGCAGTTGACCTCATGCACATCCAATTGGATCGAGTGCTGAAGAATCCTACGGGGTACTACAGGTCACATATCCAAAAAGAACGCCAGGGCAAGGATTGGCATGTGCATGATGACAATGTTGTTTACGGTGGATGGCTTGAGGGTGTGTCAAGTAGAAATCAGTCCACCAGGTTCAAGGGGTACCACTCGTTTCGGTTGGTGCTTCAGGACATTCGAAAAGTCGCAATAGACATTGCAGCGAAAGTGTTCTCACAACACGTAGACAGGCTGAACCGATGACGCAACCAAGCCATCTTGAAACAATCATTGACACGCTCATAGACGCTGTGTTGAGCCATGCTCTGGCAAGCGGATATTTTGACGCTGTCAATGGGCATGAACCAAAGAACCCACCAGGGCACCGTATAACCGCTGCCGTATGGCAGCAACGCATTCGACCGGTACCCGCTAGAAGTGGACTGAACAAGACAAGCGGTTTGGTGGTGATGAACGTACGCATTTACACGAGCATGCTTTCAGAACCACTGGACATGATAGACCCAAATATAACCAAAGCTACCAGTGCCTTGATGGCTGCCTACTCAAGTGATTTCACATTGGATGGTTTGATATCGAACGTGGATTTGCTTGGTGCGCATGGGTTTGCACTCGAATCACTGGCTGGATATGTGACTCTTAACAATACGATATACCGCACCATGACGATTACGGTTCCATGCGTCATAAATGATTTGTTCGAGCAAGCTCCGTAGGAGGTGAAAGCTAATGGCGAAGGAATCCGGTCTAGGACAAGAGTTTTACTTCGACGGAGTAGACCTGTCAGGGGACACCGGTTCGGCGCAAAGCATCAAAGGCGGGTTGACCACAGTCCTACCTGTGGCAGGCATCAACCGCCTTGCACATGAAAGGATAGGCGGAGGTAGAGACGGATCACTCACCTGGCAGTCATGGTTCAACCCTGCCTTGGGACAGTCGCACAAGACATTGTCAACGCTTCCGTATACCGACCGTGTCGGGTCGTGGGTCCACCGTCCAGTGCTTGGAGGGTCAGCCGCTTGCATTGTCGGCAAGCAATCGAATTATGACGGTACCCGAGAGGCTAACGGCAACTTTCCTTTCGCTATTCAGGTGCTGGGAAACCAATTTGGCCTTGAATGGACGGACCAATTGACGGCCGGATTGGATGTCTTCAGCGGTACTGGTGCCGGTACTGGGCTCGATTACGGCGCAGCAATCGGGACAACGGCTTTTGGCCTACAGGCCTATCTTCAGGTGAACGCGTTCACCGGAGCCAATGCCACCGTGACCATTCAACACTCACAGGACAACGGAGCAGGCGATGCATACACCAATGTGACAGGTGGGGCATTCGCTCAGATCACAACCGCGCCAGGATCACAGCGTATTCAGACGTCACGTACTGAATCCATTGAAAGGTGGTTGCGCATCAACATAACCGGCACGTTCAGCAGCTTGACAATAGCTGTGTTTGTCTTGAAGAACCTTGTCGCTACGGTGGTGCCGTGATGGCGCAAAGAATGGTGCTACAACAAATTACAGGACAACGACCGATCAGTCGTGTGGAGCCTGCCGCGCCAGCACACTTCTACAAGACGTATGGCATCGAGTCTCCGATCACGACACACTTTAAGCGTGTCACGTGCCATCAGGCCGAGTGTCCCAACTATCTGAAGGGTTGGTCCACTCCACTAGACGTGAGCACGGTCAAGGGCGCCAGCACGGCGGAATGGATTCGGATGAAGTCGGGACGCTCGTTCACATTCGTGCAGGCTGGTCCTATTGTGACATTCCATTTCCCACCAGGGCAGAAATGCTTTATACCCCATCAGGTTTCACTGCAACGTCCCGAGAATTTCATTGTCAGAGGCGGGGATTGGAGAGGCAACCCTCAGGGTATTCAAACGTACAAGCATGTTCGGGCAGAAGATTGGGTTGACGATTGCTCGACCCATCAAGACATGGTCGCGAAAATATTCAACAGGGGATGAGATGGCGAAGAATTCAGCCGTAGGTCAGGAGTTGGCCGATGCCTTGCGAGCGTTAAACATCGGTGATCCGCACAGCATCAAGCGTGTGGTCATCGATATTGATATGGCCAAGGCAGGGCTTCCTGAGATCTACGTAGAACACTACAGCGGGACAGAGGTAATTGATGTTGTGAAAGCGCTTTCCAGCGTCACGGTAACTGTCAAGGAAAAGGAGTAACCACAATGGCAAAAGAGTCTGGTCTTGCATGGACCACGATGGACATCGACGACGCTACCGGAACCCTACGGGACATTCGGAATGACATCACCAACATGAACTTCGCCACTCCCAGGGGTGTGCAGGACACAACGGGAATCGACCGGTCAGCCATGGAGCGGTTGCTTCTGCTGGCGGACATGAGCTTTACGTGGAACGGCGTTTTCAACGATGCTGCCAACGCATCGCACACCGTATTCAGGACCGTTTCGTCAACTTCTGTGGCGCGTGAGATTGCTTTGGTGGTGTCCGGCCAGACGTTGGGGGTTACCCCTCAAACTTCGGTGCTGCTCACGGATTACTCCCTGGCGCGTCCACAGACAGGCGAATTCACTTGGTCTGTGCCTGGCGTACTCGCCAACGGCATCGTGCCCACCTGGACGTGATGAGATGGGTTTCCTGGTACCTACAGATGTTGTCCCGCTTTCCTTCTCCCATCCATCTCTAGAAGGTTTTGAGGTTTGGATGGGAAGGCCACCCATAGAGGCAATTGGCGACATGATGCTCATGGGTGGAATAGATTCGGGCAGCATGACTGAGGACGATGTCAAACGACTGGTCCGCGTATTCAATGCATTCGCTCTCTGCCTAAAGCGATGGAACGCCGAAGTCCAAGTGTTGGATGAGCACGGCGTACCCACAGGGGAAAAGATACCCGTACCAGCAACGGCGGAGGGAATCCGTTCACTGGATGGGAATTTCATGCTACTGGTGATACTCGGTTGGATAGAGACTGTAACCGGTCTGTCATGGAAAATCAAAGATACCAAAGACATTCCGATGATTACCAACGACGGAAACTAGAAGGGAGGTCGGCAGAGAGATGTCCAATGAGGTTGAAATCACAGTTGTAACCAGTGGCGAAGAAAAGGCCAATACGGCCCT